ACAATTCCGTTATTTGAAACTGTAAATATTACTTGCTGTCCTATCGGTAGCGTCTTATATAAAGGGCGTTGATCTATCTGTACATTTGCCATAATTAATTATTTTTATCTATTGATTTTTCTATTTGACTTGACACATACATTCCAATAGCTATGCCGACTCCTAACAATACTGATGTGTACATTATATCCATTTTATTTTACTGTTGTTACTGATAACGATTTTTCTATATCTTGTTTAAGGTTAAATCCAAACCCTTTACTAAACTTCATCATTCCAAACTCTAAGGCTTCTTGAAAGAAACTAATCCCATGAAATCCTTTTGTCCATAATACTTTTACTATTGGATATACCATTTCTTTTGGCAACCCTTTCTTTTTAACAAATGCCGCTATGCCTTTATAAATTCCATCCTTTTTTCCTTTGCCACTTCCAAACTTATAAGGGCTGTCTTTTCTCTTGCCTTCCCAAGTAGTGTAGTATCTTCTCCCCCCCCAAGTTCCTTCATTACTTGGTTTTGCAATAGATTTTTTTATCGTACCACCCTCACCCTTAACTCCTTTGTCTTGGAACTCTCCGTAATCTACCATCATAAATTGTACGGAAAAATCTTTATTGACTTTAAACTTAATAGACTTCTCTAGTTTACCACCACCCTTTTTCCCAAGATTTTTCTTAGCCCTATCAACTACTGTCTGTCCCCAATCATTTAAGTATTTTGTTATACTGCTGACATCCATTACACACCTGCAACAAATACAGCTACCTGTGGGTTGTAAGTTGTTCCTTCAGGCTTTACTATTAAAGATGCTATGTTTTCAAGAGTCCCAAACGCAGGAGTTGTAGATGCCCTGCCTTTAAATACTGCTTCTGCCCCATTCAAGATGTGAGAGGAGTTAGGCGGTAGGTTTACAATATAAGCCGTAGATGTTCCAACTATTGCTAGCTGTACAGTTCCATCTGCATCAAGATTAGTTACTCTAATGTACCGTACATTGTTTACGTCTATTGCCACAGGTTGCGTGTTTGGTGCTGCTTCAAATCTTGCTATTGTTGTTTCTACGGAATGAGCACAAGTTACTATTCTTTCAAATACATTGTTGATTCCTGCTTTTGTTACTGTGTTACTGTTACCTCGTAGTGCGCCATTCAATACTACTGATTCGGTAACTGTTGTTGTTAAGTCTGCTGCCATAATTTTTATATGTTTATTGTTATTTTAAATTTTTTCCATCCTATTTCTATTGTCCACTTTCCTATTTTAAATTTCATTATTTCCCTATTGAAGTATTGTCCACAGGAATATTACACGCCTGAAAGTCATTCTTTACAGTTATGGATATTTGGAAACTCCACCCTGTAAGTACATTATCAAATCTTTCTTGGAATGGTTCTAAAGTAAATTCTCCCTCCCCGAAATAAACAGGGTCGTTAATATCTTGGGTTCCGTCAGCGTTAGCTGACTGCCATTTACTATGTCTAAACATTCCTATAATATCTGTGCAAATCTGTAAGCAGCTTGACATCACTTCTTGTTCGTTACTTAAATAATCTGCTGACTGAAAGTTATCCTCTGTCCAATTCTCTTTTTGAGTTACAGAATCCATAACAAACAGTTGAAAGTTGTACGTCAAAGAAGATTGTCCTGTTGAAACATTCACAGGATTCACGTGAAACAATGGGAACAAAGTATTTTTAGCCAAATCGATTTTCCATATATCTCCCGTTGTAGTTGTTGCAATCTGTTGGTGCGCATCACCTAAAGCTTTGAGTGTATCAATGCAATTATTATAACTCTTATTTATGTATATCATCTCGTTTTACTTTATTACTTAAATTCAAATCTGTTTCATAACTTAACCAAGTCAAACACTCTAGTAGATTCAACTGTGTTACTTTATGCAGATTGCTAATATCTTGATTGCAAAGCCTGTGCATTATTCCGAACCATCCCCACTTTTCTGCAAAGTCTCCGTCTGTTGTTCTTTCATCCGTGCTGCTACTTCCTGTAAAAATGATTGCGAAACGGTCAAGAATACCGTTACGAAATTCCAAAAAAAAACTAAGGTATTCTGAACCTGCTCTGCTGACATCTTCTTCATGGCTTCCGCCCTTATAGTTATGTCGCCATCATAAGCCTCTATTGTATATGCTTCGTCCTTCCGTTCTATAATAGGGCGGAATAAAATCGCCATCATTTCTTTTAGATTTTTCTGAAGCCCATCTTTGATTATAGATTCTAGGTCTGCAAATTCTCCAAGAGTAATAGCATCAAGGCTAGGGTGCATCCCATACTCCACACCATCAATTTCGATTACCTTACTTAATACCGTATCTTGTTGCTTTTGCATTTCACCAATCATAGCCATTAGAATAGCTGCGTCCTTTAATGGTAGCTCACCTATCAGTTTCTTTGGCATCTCTGAAAGAAGCTCTAGGGTTTCTGCCGCTTCTGTTGCTTTGCTACCTGATTCTAAATCAATAAGTTTGCCCCAAGTCTCAAGAGTTACATCCGCCCAAGAGTTAATCAACTTGTAAGTTTTTTTCTTTCCTTCTTTGTTTACCTTCACTTTCATAATATATAATAGAAATAGTTAATAAATCGTTTACTGTACAAAATACCTCCCCGCATTAGGATTGTCTAAATGGTATATTACATTATAGCGTGTAGCATCTATGGCATGATTCCAATTATCAATAAATAATTTAGAGCCTTTGTCTGCAAAAGCATAATTGTTTAGTTCTTTAGCTATGTTCGTAGACTCAGGTGTTACTATAAGTTCGTAGTCTTGCATCCTAGTTATACCACTTTCAATAGTTCCTTTTTTAACAGGCTTTATGTTTACGCCTAAGTGCTTCAAGTCCTCAATAAGTCTTGGCTCTGCACTATCAGCTATTATCAGGCTTTGCCCTACTTTGTCTAAAATGATTGTAGCTAGTTCGTGAGACTTCAAGCCGTTCCTGTATATGTGTTCTTTCAAATAAATCTTTTTGTGTTTCTTGTCAATAGCCACTTCTACTAAGCTGTCCGGATCAACAGAGAATCCAAAGTCCATTCCACAAGAAGTCTGTAAGTCATCAGGATTGAACTCGCCTATACTCCAATTCTCAAATACCACACCTTCGGCTTTGTCTAACCACCCGCCCATAATCTTGTGAGTGTACTTCTTGAAGTTGTTATGCTTTATAGTCTTAATGCGTTCTAGGAAACTGCTAGACAGGTTTTCTTTATTATCTAAGTATGTACTATGTATGTAACATATATTATCTTTAGTACCATTAAAACCGCCTTCAACTCCTTTGTCCTCAAAGAACCTTTTATACAACCAATGTTCTTTTGTTACAGGATTCAATATAAGTATAATTCTATTCTGCACACCCTTTTCTCTTACACTCAAATCTATTGTATCAAAGATGTCCTCGTCTATTAGTTCTTCAGCTTCGTCTAGTACCCAATTTGAAATACCTTGCAAAGACTTTAGACTAGCCGTTTGGTTTCCTGAAGATGTCTTGATTCCCCTAAATAGAATGTCTGATTGGTTGCCTAAATTAACTACTTCAGCTTTGTTAATACTAAAGATGTTCTCAAATCCTAATAGACTTATCTTTTCTAAGAACTCAGGAATGATTGACAGGTGGGCGGAAGCCATAGTGTATCGTGTAAACAATACTCTTATACCTTTAGTCATAGTCAGTAGTGTTAGAAATACTGTTACTGCAAAAGACTTTCCCGAACCCCTACCGCCTGTTATAATAAAGTAACGGCAGTCCGATTCAAATAAGGCATTGTATTTATTATTCAGTTTCAGTTTGTACGAAGTTTATTAAAGGCATATTAAGGCTTTCATCATTAGTCGTTACATCCACTCTTTGCTGTGGCTTGCCATAGAAGTATTCAAAGAATAACTTAACTGCCCATTGTTCTTTTTTTTCTAATCCTTTTTCTAATGACTCTAAAGCCATACTATTCATAGGTGTTAAATTCTCTATTAGCTTCTGTTCTTCTGCTTTGCCTTTACGCCCTGCGCCCTGTCTTGCCCCTCCGTTGTTTATTCGTTTATCCATAATTGAAATAGATTGATTATTCAATCCTATGTTATATAATAGAAATTACTCATATTCATTTGGCATCATTAATCTTATACCTAGTTCTGTTGTAGCCCAAATCCTTATTTGATCTACATATATCTCAAAGGCTTTAGTATCTATGGTGGCTGTGCTTTTAACTACTTGAAGCCCTATTGTCTTATCGTTTATTCCTATGCTTTGCCACTCACTTGAAAACTTTACTTTGAGTATATCGTGCATCTCGTCAGGAAAATAGCCAAGTTCTTCTGCAAGTCCTTGTACGATACATTTCCAATAATAACTGTTTTGCATATTAGACCTATTGTTTCTTTGTTTCTTTACTTCTACTATGTAGTCGTTCTCTAATTCCTTTAAATAGTTTATCAGGCTTTGTTTATCTTTATTGTCTTTTATTACAAACTTCATTCGCCAAGCAGTTGTTCTTTAGCACCATCCCAAAGTTTATCGTGTCTTTTTTTTTTACTTAAACTTTCTTCAGTTCTTATTTGACTTGGCATCCCTTCAAGCGGTTCTGAATCCATGTACTTTCCACACTTACAAAGAGCCTCTTTAGTTTCCCATTCCCCGTCAATATAAGCTATTGTAGCTTTTGAGATGTCTTTAGTCTTTCCACATTTGCATTTATACTTTGTCATCTTAGGCTCGTAATAATCATTTGGTATCGGCATTTTCTATTTCTTTTAATAATTGAGTAGGCGTGTATATAGGCAAGTCATCATTGTAGTTTTTATATATACAAGTAAAATTTTCTTTTTTCGTTTTGGTTGCTTTTTTCCAAGTCCACAGAGTTTTAGTAACACTTTCAATCTGTTGTTTTAAAACCCATTTAATTGTTTTGTAAGTTTTTTTATCCATTGTATTTGTCATATAGTTTTTTAATACCATCATAGCAAGCTGAAAGGCACGAACCGCAATTTGTTCCTGTGCCGTAGTTAGTGTTATGTATGGCGTTGTATAAAGTTATCATCTTTTTTTTAGCCTCATGGTCTTTTGCCCTTCCTGTTTTTAAATCTTTCCATACGTCTAATATTTCATCTATCATTTCTTGTGGTAAATCATCAGGGGCTTCTACTTCTGAAGTCTTAGCCCAATACTTCTTCGGACATTCCATTGGTGCGATTCTTGATTTGATTTTCATAAAGCATTTACAAACCTTACAACTTCCTGTGAGCTTAAAGTAATAAGTACATTCCTTACAGATAGCCATTCTATCTTCATACACTTCATTCGGAACAAAAAACTTATTCATCCGCTAATTCTTTTTTAAGTATTTGTCGTACTTTATCTATTGTAGTGAAAAGACTGTTACGACTGATCCCTGTTTTCTGAGCAAGGGTGTCCAATGTGTTAGACTCGTAGTAATAAAGTTCAAAGACCTTCCTGTCGTACCAATACAAATCATTTAAAACCAAATCAATTTTATCTAACTTTTCGAACTTCAAATTCTTAACGACAGGTTTTTCTGCAATATTATACAGATGTTTAGTTGGTACTACTTCG